TTTGTACAAAAAAAATGTAATACGTACATGTAGCTCGACGTGTACGACGTCGTTCCGATAAATAATCGGAAACCTTCTATACTAATCATCGACGATGACTAGTATACTCTACACCAGATCACTGACAGTGATCTATGGAGTGAGGGTTAAAGCAAATGGTGGCTTAAGGCCATCCGAGCTCCAGTAGACTGGGTCGGTTCCTCGGAATCAATCCGGATCTCACTGTCAAAGGAGAGACAACTTCCAAACAAACCGCGGAGGAAACCGCGTTAAAAAAAAAACAAACTGGAGGGGCGCTACTTGCAAAACCAATAACAAAATGGATTACAAGAAAACGCAGCAGGTTCGTCACGGGACGACCCTCCCGACACTGGCAAAGTCCTACGTCCGACCAGTAGGCGCGAACCTCGTGGGTGTTAAACCACGAGAAGTAGTTAGCGATGTATCGGCGACCCGATGCTACCGACGAATCCGTTATTGGTTTCGCAAGTATAGGGATCGAACAATCAGTTTGGCATCACTGCGATCCTTGAGTTCTACTCAAGGCAACGGTAATAATGCAAGTGCTACTCTCGAAGTAGGGCTAGAAGAGGAAACTTCTATAATAATCCCGTCTCAAACCGGTGAGGAAGTTATTACTCCTCAATCACGGGAGCCTGTCCCACAATCAGGAACAATCGATGATAATTGCCTCAGGCCATCGATCGGAAATAATGGGATCGGATTTTGCCGTCCTCAGCATCTTGTCAGTTGTGAACCGACTGAGACGACAGACCTTATGGGAGAACTTCGTAAGAAGTTCTCCACAAATCTAGGGCCTGTGTCGTTGAAGATGATGAAGAAAGCAATTGAAGATGAGAAAATAAAAAAAAAACGAAAAATAACTGATCTCGAAGATTGGATGATCAAGAAATATGAAATTCAGACACACTTAGCCCGTTTGGACCCTGAGAAAAGTCAGGGGAAGATCCAACGGTATAAGAACACTCTTAGAGGCATATCGAACAAGTCTTTCAGACTGTTTGCTAATGCTATCGGAGTGAAGGGGACTGACGGTCCCGTTGTGTATGAAAAGAAATTCCTTGATGACTCCATCGAGAATGCAGTCGGCTCTCTGAATAAAGTCGGTACCGGTATATTTAAATACCCCGGTCTTAACCCCATTTACCTCGTTGATGACGTCAACGTCGCTAAGATGTTTTCTATTTATCTTACGCGAAAGTGTATGGGGGTCTATGGACCCGACGCTTTACCAGAAGCCGAACGCAAATTCGTCGGAAGAATCACGACTCCACATCCTCGTCTGACAGACGAAGTCGTAAAGTACGTGAGGCTCGTGTCACGAGCCATCTTTAAACCTAGGAAGATCGAATTAGTACTAGCTAATTCTCGAAAAGCATGTGTTGAAATTCCTCGCTCCAAAGGAGGAAAAAGGCAAATTGCTTACCTGGGAGAAGGTGGGTATACTCGCGATCATGTTGTCCCATGTGCGATTTTAAGTGGAGGCAAAGTTAGGACAATAACTTTGGATTCTGCCGCGAACTCTCGGTTCGAGGTCTTAAATAAAGCGATGTTGGACGCTCAGCGTCCCTTCCCATACTGTTGTGCTGGACAACTAGCGAGAGAATGGGTCCAAAAAATAGAATTTAACGGCACTGTCGTGTCTGGCGATCTCGAGGATGCGACTGATAATCTCAATTCGCAAGTCTCGGAAATCGTAATCGAGGAGGCTTGTCGAGCCTTCGGATTAGACCAAGAAGATATCGACGATATCTTCTCATTTACGACACGCGCTAAATTCTATAATCGAAAAGGACATTTTCTCGGCCAGCAACAACGTGGTCAATTAATGGGATCAATTATAAGTTTCCCGGCGCTCTGTATCATCTCTTTTATAGCGGGTACGTACTACACGCATCATGGAGATAATATCAGAAGATTTATCAGTTTATACGAGATCAACTCGGAATACCGATATATCCAAACCCTGAGAAACTATATAATGACGATTAACGACATGGGGGTAAACGGTGACGACATCGTACTTACCGCAAATCCAGATCAATGGATGAAAGGAGTAGAGATAGTGGGTGGGACTGTTTCACGCGGAAAGTCCCTGGTATCAAAAGAACTATTTACAATAAATAGTGAAATTTTTAGAGTGAGACCAGATCACTCCGCATACCAGATCAACTGCGTACGGCCCTCGCTAATCGAAGCGATAGCAGGGAAGGTAATACCTCCTGCAAATCATTGGAAAGAATTCTTCGCCAGCGAAGTTCGTCCGAGTGGAATGGATTCATTATGGGAAGTAGAAAGAAATCTATTCCCGTCATGGCCTACTACCCTCGGGGGAGCTGCCTGGTATAAAAAAGAAGAATTAGAAGAAAATGATTACGTCGACTTCCTCTACCTGCGAGAAGTTCGTGTTAAGCCGGCTTACGACGCGCCGCATCATTTCGAAAAGAAGACACTAGGGACAGATGGACTTATCCACCCCAGTATTTCCGTTACCGACTACGATGAAGAGAAGAACGTTCTCTCTACCGGTTGGTATAAAAAGGAAAAAGTCGAAGAGTGGGCCAAAGCCACCTTCGGAGCTGGAAAACAACGGATAAAGTGGTCTCAACCAGAACACACTTGCCGCTCAAAGATGTCTATAATAAGTATGGCTGAAAACCAGTATAGATATCTTACGGTCCTAGAAAAGAAAAAGATCGACGATCTTTATCACTTTGTCTGGGAACGGGAGCAAGCAGGTGAAGTAATGCTTGAGGAACCAAATGACCCCGGGAGAATCTTAGGATGCCCCAACGTTGCTTGGCGAAAAATAAAAAACGCCTGTTCTCTTATCTAAAGAGACAGAAGACGAAAACACTCTTTACCGAAACACCAATCTGAGTTCTCGAAATACCGAAGTTCACTAGTGCCATATTCCATCTTATAAGTGGATAAAGCAAAAGTAGGTAATAAGAGATTAAATTGGCGAACGGCCAGTCCCGGGAGGAGTACTAGCTCACTGACCCCTTGTAACGGACTTCGCTGTACGGCAAGCTCAACCTTACGGCTGATCACCTGACGATCAACGAAATCTACTCTCCGACGTAGAGCCCTTAATTGGGTACGCAAGGATCTCTGATTACAAGACTTGGAACAGAGACGCTGAAGAAGCGTTTTGGAATAGAAAGCACTATCAAAGTGTCTTGGAC